CCATTTCAGGATATGAATCGAAGAAACTACCAAGAATGAGGCCCTCGTCTTGGCCTCGAAAAGCAATGAACTCTGCGATACCACCCGTCAGTGCGCCTTCTCTGGTTATCTCCCAGAATTTCTTAGATGTTACAGAACCTCGCTTAGCATTCTTACGTGCTAGTTTATCAGCCAGTTCCTTTGGTTTCGCGGCTTTACGACCAACCTTCTTAAGCCCGTATCTAAGAGTACCCTGCCCTAGACTTTTTACAGGCCCTCCCATAGCTATTCCTGAAAGGAATTGGAAGATATCAGAAGTGAAGGTGCTGAGACCAGATTCCGTATTCTCAGGCATAGCATCTGCAAACCTGAAGTAACGATCCTCTTCTCCCAGAATGTCTGGGATCAGGTTGGCTGTACTCTCTGCAGCGTTAAGTATCCCGTGGCCCATACCTTGGAATAGGTTTGTACCCCATCCTTGCTGTCTCTTCTGGTAAACCTTGTGGTTCTCTAAACCTTGGATTCTACCTTCGTAGCTCTTGTACTGATCCTGAAGCCTGTTAAAGCTGTCGGTTTGTTCTCCGAAAATTTTATCTCCTAGTGGCATTACTTTTTATCTTTTGGCTTAAGGTATGAGTCCACGCCGAATGGTTTTTCCTCCTTCTGTGGTTTATCAGGAGTTGGATCATCCATCACTGATGGAAGTGGCGGTGGCTTGTGCGGTATTAACATAGGTGTGATACCCCATTTGTTAGGTACTAAGTCATTAGTTTCAGGCCTCAAGTAACGCTGAGAGCCGAGGGAGATTACTAGATCGTTAAAGGCTTCTGCAAGTTCAGGTGACGGTGACTCAGGATATTGAGACGCTCTCTTCAAGATGCCGATGTATTTCTGTTGAGCTTTGTGAAGCCCCCAGTTCCACTCTTCACCATACTTCCCAGCACGGCTTTGCATAACGTCCACTCGGTTTGCTTCCTTGCTTCTGTCGTGTGGATTAGGAACCCCCATCGATCCCCTAGCGATCTCGTCTGATATTCCGTTACGCACGCTGTCTTTAAATGAAATCCATCTCTCTCCCTTTGGATGTTTTCCTTTCTTCCTCAGAGATATGTTATTGTCATACCACTTTTCTCTCGCTGGCGTCCACGTCAACCGGCGGGTGAGGTTAGAAGGAGACATAGGGAGCGTGTTGCCTACTGACTGTCTGTATAGCTTAATAAACTGCTCGTAAGTGATGCCGTCATCTACGTTATACTTCCCGTCAAGCATGTCTCTGCGCTGCCTGAAAACTCCAGACACCCACTGCTTGTCAGTGCGTAAGATGTCTTCATTCTGAAACTTAGTGCGGTCACTGTTGATAAAGTCCTCAAGAGCGCGGTGTTCTAAACCTTTGAATACCTCTGACGGAACTCTCTCAGGGAATTTCGCCATCAGCATATTGGATTGGTTGGCCCACAAACCCTCTAAGACTTCTTCTGCCTTAGAACGTTGCTTGTACGCAGGGTGAAGAATATCAATCCCGTGTACTGCCTTTATGATACCAGCAACTTTCTGTAGTTTTTCAGAAGCCTTGGTGGGGTCAAGCAGTGCGTCTGGGTTGTCCTTCGTGAAGCCTTCCGTGAGGGTATTCCACTCCTCAGTAATCCCGCCAATATCCTCAAGACTGCCAAAGATAAGAACCTCATTGAGATTAAGATCACTCGTAGTCATCTTGATCTTTATTGGTTCCCCAAACGCATTATCAACACTTAGGTTGAAATTATTATCAACAAGCTCTTCCCAAGGAATCACCTGAAAGGCTTTGACGTGATCCTTAATAGCCATTTTAGCCGATGTTAGGTTCTCGTTGGCCTGCTTAATTGCATTCTCTTGGCTCTGAAAGTAGCCACCCTTACCAGCTTCAGCCTGCTTAAGGTCAGTTACTGCACCCGCGTATGTATCCAGCTTATCCTCGAACGCCTCCTTGGCTGCTGCGTTAACTGCCTTTACATCCCTCCAAAATTTGTTTCCTTTAGGGCCTGCAAAAAAGGTCTCCAGCATAGGGTGGTCACGTCCAGCAGTTGTGTTCTTGACTGCCATCTCTGATGACATTTTCTTTTCGTTCCAGAACCCCTGAAGCTCATCAACAATCTGATTCAGCTTGGTTACTCTTCCAGTATCTTCTGGAGTAAGGAACGTTCGTTCTGCCTGTTGCCTTGGGGTTCCACTTTCCTTTAACGCCCTCGCAAACTCAGAGTTATCCTTATACCTCTGTAACAGCTGTTCCTTTCCAGCAATGAGTCGATCCGACAGGTCTTTCTTGTAGAGCGCAAGACCCTTACTAGCCCACCATGTCTCCTTATTTATATTAGGATCAACTTGGTCTAACGTAGCTGACATGGCCGCGTCTGCCTGCTGGTCATAGAATTCATTCTTGAACCAAGACACCGCTTCCTTTGCAGCATCCCGAAGCATAGGAGGAACCATGTCGTTCCAGTCACCGCTTTCATCAAGGAACTTTACAGTTGTATTAGCCAGCGCATCTATTGTGGCGAACTCCTTTCCGCTTACTCCTGCCCGAAAATCAGCAAACGCCATGTCAACAATGCCACTCCTATAGGTAGCTTCATTAACCTCTTTAAACATGGGTGCGTTATTGTTACGTATAGCCACCCTGCTTGCCATTTTGTCTATCTCTGTCCTTAGAGATGTCGCTGCTTCAGAGTCGCTACCAATAAGGTCTTGTTTGAGGGCCATCAAGGTGTGCAGATCATCTTCATCCGTATCATGATTTCTGTACTTCCCTTGGATAACCTGAAGCTGGTGGTGCGCTGTCTGTTGTAATGCTCCACTGATAATAGGATCAAAATACCTGTCTACAGCAGCGGCCCAAGCAGCGGCCCCCATCTTGATATCTGGGTGGTCATTGTAGAATTCCTCCCTGATTCCAGCAGCCCCCATCTCTTCGAGCCACTCTTTCGGGTAGCGTCTTCCAGCCCCTGCCTTTCCCTTTGTAATACTCTTGTTGATTGAGGTGAGTATATCAGGAGCGAGGTTCCTCATCTCAATCCAATTCCCCACTATCTTGGCAGTTTCCCTCTTGAATGTGAGGCTCGCCGCAAGTGAATTCTCTTCACCTGTTACTACATCTTTGCTAGCTACGCTTGTGATTTGGGTAAATATCTCAAAGAATATTCTCTGATCTTCTTTATCCACACCAGCCAGTTTGTCCACATCATCTGCATAAACCTCTGCGAATACAGAGGCCACTTTACGAAGCAACGTGGGATCAGAAGTGTCAAATGGAAACTGCAAATCCATCAATCCATGCTTCTCAAATTTTACTTGGTGCTGCTCCTTGAAGCTTTGAAGGGAGCGTAAGTCTGCTTTGACCTTGTTGAATATTTCGCCCTGCCTACTGGCTACTGAATTGAAGTGATCTCTTCCAGCCTTCTCATACTTATCTTCCAACTGCCTCCATATCCCCTGTATGGATAAGTAGTTCTCATCACTTGGATCGAGGTCAGCGCCAGTGTCCTTAAATAATCTTACTCCTCCTGTCCGTACTCCCTTCTCGTTAGTGACGTCCCTAGACATGTTGGTCACCATCTTGAATTGCTTAGCGATCTCATCCAGATCACCTCCCCTTTCTAGCTCCTCTTCAAAGACGGGTAGAATTATGTTCTTAAGGACGGCGGTTGATGCGCTTAGGTTGTCAGCAAAGGGAACCGTACTGAAGCCCTCAGAGATGTGCTTCCTGAATCCTTTTATATCGCCATCTGGGCCTAGGGCCTGATGCAGCTGATCACGGCCACCCTCGAAGAAGGCTCTCCTTAACTTTAAGTGTTTATACTCAGTAGCAAGTATAAGGCCTCCCTTTATGGCTTTGTCTTTTTCCTTCGTCCACGCATCTCCGTAACCTATATCCCAGTAAGCACCCTCTTTCTCGAACTCAGCTTCTCGGCTAAACTTCTTAGCCCTATATTCTTCAAAAAGCTCTCCTGCTTTCTTCTCATAGTCGTTGCCTGCGTTCTCCTTGAGTCCTCGCAGTTCGACGCGGAACTCTTCATCCGTCATGAGGTTGGCAAAATCCTTGTTAGCTTGGTTCTCAGCAACAGTGATAATCTGCTTACTGTATATCCAAGGGTTCCTCCACTGGCTGAAGCCCATCTTTTTCAGGAACCGTCTGAAGCCATAAGATTTAGCACTGATCTCAGCAGACATCCCCTCGGTATACTGCTGTGCTTCTTCCATCCCCTTCGAGTACTTGCCCATCTGGTAGCCAACCAGAGCTTTGTTAAAGCGAGACAGGCTAGCGCCCAGTTGGGTAAGAGGCTGAGACTGTGTTGGGCGTGCTGCGCCTGCTCCCCGTGCCGTGGGAATCTGGACATTAGAACCCCCTGTGGAAGGCGTGCCTAAGTTAGGATCAGGGGAGTATCGTTGTTTTCTTTTAGCGGCCATTATACTGTAGCTTTAGCGCCTGCTTCTATTGCTTTTACTCTGTCGTAGTCAGTCTTTATGGCCATGACGCTTCCCGCCGCATCCAACGCAGCTGAAGCACCACTTGCCTGAGCTATAGGACGAGACTGTGATCTAATCTGTCCTAACGTTGCTACCCGTTGTTGCGCCATTGAACGCTGAAACTTAAACGCATCTGACTTCTGATCTCTTGAAATAGCGAACCTCATCTTTGCTGAGTGCGCCCTGAAGTCATCCATGTACAAGTCCATCGACTGACCGCCTGCTCCACTTTCACCCCTAGCCACATTCGCAGAGGATTCAGTTTTCATCCCGGCTGTTACAATTGCCTCATCCTTTCGTGCCGCTATGTCCTCACCCTCAACCATGCGTAGGTTAATGTTACCCATCTCAGCTTGGTTCTGCTCGATGGTGGACTTATTGAGATCGTTCGTGTACGCCTCCTCCGCTTTGGCTCTTTGCCGATCACCGGCATACTTCATCCCGGCTGATGCCACCGCTAATCCTATTGAAACTGGTTCACACATATCGTCTAAATAAGTAAAATTTTCTGCGTTCTATTCCGTACTTCTCAATCTCTTGTACCTCGTCAAACCCCATCCAGTCAAGCCAACGACGATGCACTGTGTTGCGTGCGTCAATAACATTGAACAAAAGTCTATGGTTCTTGTGGAGTTCATCTAACCAGTGTCTGGAATGTCTGAGGAAAGTGAGTCCATTGGAAGTGAGATCGTCAGTTCCGAGCATCCACACAACAGCGCTTTGGGGATGCCCAGCGTCACGTATGCCAAAGAGTCCACAGGGTTCTCCCCCTGCTGTCTTGACGGTGTAGCAAGGGTCTGACTGCGTGATTCCATCGACAAGCACTCGTACAGGAGGCTCGATGGTGACGGCAGCAATTTCTTCCTTATCGGCTCTTCGCAACCGAGTGGATATAAAGTGGGCATCCCGTATAGATGAATGTTCAACATATAATTTTCCAAAGTTCCATCTAGCCGCTCCATCTACTTCCTCTTGAAAATGTTCTAGCTTCATAATCAATACTTAGAAAGTCAGAGGGATATGGGGTAGCGTTTTTTATAACTAATTGAAGCCGGTCACTTCTTTCTTGGATTCCAAACTTAAAGAAACCTTCCTGTAGGTCAGCGCTTCCGGTCAATACGTTGTGAAGCGAATCATTTGCGTAAGTGTTTACAATCGTGTTCTTGTTAGGTGAGTCCATCTTTGGGTTGTGAACCACATCCACGGTGAACGAACGGGCGTTAGCGTAGCTAAGGATAGCGCGTTGTATCTGGTAGCGTGCTGTTTCCGTAGCCTTGTCAGATTTAAGGAAGGGTTGACTGACGGTGTATTCCATCGTGTATGGGACACCGATAAAAAACTCCTTCGATGAGAGATTCTTAGGAACAGTAAAGGTACTAGACCCTACTGCTGTACTGCTGGAGTACTGGACAGAGTCTTCAGATACCAGCTTCATGTCTGCTGTGACTAAGTACCCCGTTGGTAAGGTGACGGTGGTAGTGCCTTCGGTTGCGTTGCCGGTGTAGGAAACCCCACTGCTAGGCTTATCCAGCCTGAAGTCCAAGCACACCTCGTAGTCCATGTTCGTGTCCTTAGTGTTGTCCTCGAAGGTCAGCGTCTCTATGAAGGTAGCTGTTCCCCGCTTCATGACCATGTACAGCTTGTTACCAATGAAGTCCATGTCCAAGATGTAATCGCCAGCTGATCCAAACTCGTACTGGAACCAAGCAGACTGAACCCGTTGGCCATTAGTAGGGTTCTCAAAGAACTTGTAGACATATAAGACAGCCTTATCAGTGCGCTCAGTTATAGCACACAGAACATCCTCGTTCGTAGCAGCGGCCATCTTCTTGATCTTCTGCTGTATGTACTTGGGAATGTGGCTGCTTATATCTCCTGCATCTAGTAGATCAGAGTCCTGCCTTGACGTGGCTAGCTCGCCCACTCCTCCAAACTCCCCCCGCTCAAACCCAAAGAACAGTGAGTTTCCTGCCACTACAGGCTTACAGGTAGGCGTAGTTACAATCTCGTTAGCTGGAGATACGGTAACCGTTTTGACAGCAAGGTACGGCTCAGCGTCTAGTGTAAATTGTGTCTGGTCGCTGAAAAGAATCAGTCGTTCACTGAGGGGTATGGCACTCCTGAGTGTACTCACCTTATTGGTACTGGCTGTTACATCAATAGGGGCAGCATCCAGAAGAGCAGCTACAGTTGACCTAAAGAAATTGAAGTACTCCCCAGCTTCGCTGAGTATTACGTTCTCCCCTGAGAGAAACCCAAGGCGATTTCTAAACAGAAAGATATCGTTAAGCTTGTGTCCCACGAAAGAGGGGAAAGGATTAGACCTATCGTCGCCAGCTTGGCGGGGAACCCAGTCAACCTCCCTGAGAGTGAACTTTGCATTGCCACTTTCATCAAAGCTCCTTGCTAGTGAGAGAGGCATTGTGGAGTTGTCAATCATGTAGGTCTGATCATAGCCAAGGCACTCCACCCAGCGGCCCTCCTGTAGTACTGACATCTCGGTAGGGTCATCAGCTTCAAACCTCAAGTAGTAATCATCAGCTTCTTCTCTAGCATCTCCGACAACTTTTACAATGTGTCCATTACGGCAAATATTAGGGAGGTCAGCTGACTCACTCACCTCAAAGTATGTAAGCTTTAAGCCCTGTCCTCCGAGATCGTCTTCAACTGATATCTGAAACTTCTCCCCACCGGGAGCGCGGAGTGCAATGGTGTAGCCCTGCTGCTGCACTGTCCAGTTACTGGTTGGTCTATCCTCGTCATCATTATACTTAAGCCTCCTGTTATCCCCTGAAGCTTTGGTATCAAAGAGATAGCCCTGTGATCCTGAAGTATAGGTCATGCCGAATGCCTCCTCCTTGCCTAGACCAGCTTCCTGAGTCTGCCAGTTTAGGCCTCCTTTAAATCCCTGTGGTGTATATGTGAGCGACCTTCCGTTGGCCTTCTTTGCGGTTGACCAGTTTCTCCAATGCCCTAGAACAATCTTAACACTGCTGGCTAACATCTCAGCAATCCGTTCAGTACCTGTGGCCGTCTGGGTTTTTTCGCCAGTCCACTTAGGAGTCTTGTACCAGTACTCTCCTACCTCTTGAACCATTGTCATTAGCGACTCAGCAGTACCGTCCCATGCGGTTCCATCATCACTACGCCCACCCTTGGAAGTCCAAAACTTACGTTTAATATGGGTGTCCTTAGCTGAAGGAGTCAGGAAGCCCTCCCTGATATCAGTAGTGGTGGAATATTCGCCACCAGTGCCAACTATAAGATGATGCTGGATAGATTCCTCACGCCCGTGATACCACTCCACTAGTTCTCCACCAACCGTAGCTTTGACAGGTTGGTCATCCATCCGCGCTCCTACAATAGTGTACTGAGGTCTGTACTTCTTTGCTTTTGCTATATCATCAGCAGATGTTGCCTCCACCGCAACAGTAGGCGTCTGCACACCACCGGATTCAGTGTAAGATGCTGTACCTGTTAGGGGAACTATCTCCCAATCTTTAAGGAAGTCAGTCTTTTCAAAGATTTCGATAATATCTGCTACCGTGGTTTGGTTCTGGGCCACAGCACTTGACTGCTGGTTAATGACCCACTTATCACCCCCGCTTTTTGCCCAGTCAAAGTTAACGTAGATGTTAATCGACGCCTCGCTGATACCGGAACCCGCAGCGACAGCAACTCTGCTCCCCGGCAAGACAGAATAAAAATCGGGATTAGTCCAGTACTCCGTACCATAAGGAGCAGGCAGGAGGTCGAAATGTACACGCCCCGCTTTACCCTGATCCCTTCCTAACTGTGTGGCGGGAGAGGAGTAGGTACTTGCCCCACCAGTATGACCTACACTGGGAGCATCTCCTGTCGGCCCCTGCCACTTCCAGTTTTGGAGGATTCTTATCTGCCAGTTATTAAACTTTGGGTCATCACCCTTAGCCTTGATTCTAAATATCCATTTATCGCCCTTCATGTTCTCATCATAACCAGCGATATCTACATAAGCCTCATCACTTGTGAGTGTCCCAACAGGCACACCTTCATCCAGTCCAGTGGCGTCTGTTGTACGAGGACTGGCTGCACTACCTACTTTTACTCCGTACTTTTTACCGTAGTCTGCAGTGCGAACAGTGAGGAAGGCCTCAAACCTTTTCGAGTACCTGACGTTACCTTTCGCCCTGACTGTCTGCATGGTGTTAACAAGGAAGGTGTGGTCAGCAATCGTAACAGCTTTTAAATTATTTAGAGGGTCGTTGCCGTCTGTCAGGTAGTCGATCCCTGAGTCTATTTTAAGCGCCTTCTCTGCTCCGGTCTTGGCGTCATAGATTTGGATGCCACCTTTGTTTACTCTGAGAAAACCGGCTTGAGCGTCTGCACCTACGTAGCTTGCTGAAGTCTGAGGTGGAGTGGTGGTGTCAATGAATTGCCTTGGGTTACTTCCCGCGCTGTAAACAGAGGAGGTAGTGTCTGACCAGTACGAAATGAAAAGCCACTTAGGGTTGGTGCTTTTGTTGTAATTATAAGGGACGCCTGTGTCCTCATGAAGCACGGGGGAATCAAAAAGCTCATCGTTGAGATCGACATAGTGATCAAGAGTCAGTGTCCTAGCGGTGTCATCCTTCGCAATGATCGTGGCTCTGTAAGCTTTCCCTGTTGCAACAATAGTTCCCAATCGGATCGAAGCACCCAACAATTTAGTGCCGTCCCAATCAACGGGGAAAGCCTCAGTCCCACCGTCAGACCAGTCCCAGTGAAGCTTGTTACCTTTAGTGTGGGTTCTATTACCAGCACCATCTAGCAATACAAAGTGTTGCTGTGTTGCCCCTGCGTCTCCCAACATCCTAAAGCCAGATACAGACCCTACTGCTTCGTACCTCCTGTCTACAAGGTAACCGAGGTTGTCTCCCAAACCCGCAGTATCGGCTCCCACTATGCCCAGCACAAACTGGTTGGGACTCCACGTTGCTACAGAGTAGGTGGAACTCGCATAGGTATAGTGATAATCATAGTTATCAGGGACACGAAGTTCATACTCTGTTGTAGCAAATATCAAGGTATCGGCGGGGGAATTTAGACCTTGAATCCTGACCTTATCCCCCTTCACAAACCCATGATTAGCAGCGAAGGTGACCAGAAACACACCATCCACCCACTGGCCTGTTTCTTTATCTTTAACAGATGTAATCCTTACGCTGTCTATCTCAGCCTTACCGATATTAACGATACTTCCTCCCTTGGTGTGGCTTACCGTTATATCCCACGTGTCTGCTACAGCTGTAGAGGAGAGGACATAGTAGGTGACTCCCGCCTCTAGTCCTATTGGAAGCGTTCCGTCTCCTGCGTTCGCGAACCGGATGGCATCATTGACTGAGAGAACCGCTGCGACATTAACCTTGTTGGTGGTATAGTTTATACTGTTGATCTCTATCTGTGTGTCTGGATTAACCACCAGCACATACTGCTCATTAGCATCCCTGTTAATCGTGTGTACAAAAGCAGAGCCACCCGTGTCAGCATCGATCTGACTTATGAACTTAGTGGGAGGCCTCTTCACCAGCCCCTTAATGGGTGATGAGTAGGCGTTGATTTGCTCTTCAGCTTGAGACGGGAATCGCTGAGCTTCAGCTTGCTGGCTGACTCCCTGCGCTAGACTGGTTGTAGCATTCTTGACTAAAGGCATTACGCAATAACAGCATAGGGATACGAGGTAGAGGCGTCACGCACTACGGTGTAGTTAGACAGGCGACTGTTGAATATACTGTAGTCACCATTCTCACTCTCTTTGTGTATTAAATTCATTCGAGCTTCGTACTCTTCTTGGGAGGCTAGCTTCACCAACTGGGGATCACCGACATGTCTCCCTGCAAATATACGAGCCGCTTTTGTTACGATATACCTTCTTGCATACTCAGGGATAGCAGGCTCACCTGTATCCGTAGTGGTTTCAAAAGGTAACTGATATGTAATGATTGCCTTAACATCGTCAGTAAACTTGTAGCTACTGTCTTTACGATCAAAGAGGAACTTACCTCTAGCGACTGGGTCGATGCCAGCGTACTGATAAATCGATAGGTCAATGTTCAGGACATCTGTTGGTACTTCAATACGATCAGCGTAGTAAGTTGTAGTTACTGAAGGTGCAGCACTCAGTACTGCCACAGTGTTGCTTGTGATGGAGGCCACTGTTAACGTGACTCCCTCGTTAATCACATTCTCATCCTTCACCAAGTAGTGAGGTGTGCTTGTGGTTATAGCTGTGCCGTTGTTCGTGTGGCCGATACTTCCAGTACCTTTAACAAGAGGAACATCGTTGAACCTGTTGAAGTGCCAGCCCTCAGACTGAACAGCCTTGTCTACTTCCTCTAAAATTTTTTGGGCATCATTAGCTTCTCCTGCACTAGCCAGCGCATTGATACGTGACTGCCCAATGGTAGACAGCATCTGATTGACTGCCTCCAACTTGCTTGTGTTTGATCCGTAAGCCATAACAAATTAAAAAAGAGGGAACCCCCATGTTTCAGAGGGTTCCCAACATGAACTATTTCTTACCAGTTTGCGTCGATAGTCGGACGGACACCGTCAGACCATACAACCACTGATTCAGGACGGAGGGAACCGTGACCCATGCTGTACTTAGCAACGAACAGATTACCTTGACGTTCAATCAGGTATTCAGATTCCATCGTTAAGTCCATCAGTTTCAAGGTAGCAAAGCCACCCTTCTGGAACACGATACCAGCCAAGTTACCGTACTTAGCACGATAATCATTGCCTGCACTAGCCGACAACCATTGGTTAGTGTTAGTACCCAGCGTATTACTATTCGGAAGATGGTTGCTCACCAAGAGGGTGATACCAGCAACACGAACAATAGTACCTCCAGCCAAAGAACCTTCACCACCAACGTCTTTGTTGATCATGGAAGAACTTACTACGTCAGTACCAGACGAGTTGTTGACCATCTCGTAGTACATAGCAGGAGTAACGATGGCATACCGATCACTCTTCGGCACATCCTTCTCGTCAAGCAAACGTGCAGACTCAAACAGAGCGCGTCTAATAAAAGCAGCGTCTGGAGCAGCCCTCAGTGCGCCCTCTACGTTAGTAGAAGCAGCAGGCCGAGCATGTGCGGTGTTCGCTATCGTCTTTGCAGCAGCAGTAGCTGATCCAGTAGTGGATTGCTTACTGTAGACCACAGAGCCGAGCTTAGTTTGACCAGTAATGAAGGCATCAGCAGGCACGAAATCATCAGTATGATCTTCCGAGCCAGTGTTGGTTCCTTGCTTACCGCCAGTTTTCACTGCGACTTTCAACACGTTCTTATCAAATTCGTTAGCCAGAGCTTCACCGAGTTGGTGATTGTAAGGCGCACGAACATCAAAGTGAGAAACCAACTCATCGATAGAAGCAATGAAGGTCGATGCCATCAAAACTTTATCAATGTGAATGACTTGCTCAGTTTGAGCGAACTTGTTGAGTCCACCCGCAGCAGGCCCACTGTTCTCCAAGATCGAAGACCCCGGTGTATAGTAGCCTGCATTGGCTGTCCCGATTACAGGGAACTGTGCTGATTTACCCTTCGAGATGGTTCGCATCGTATGAAGGGGTTTCATTATGTTTTTCTCATCGAATACCGTGAGAACTTCTCCTGCAAACTTCTTTAAAAAGAGTGCAAGACTATCGCCAGTACCTGATCCAGTACTGCCTTGAGCGCCTACGCGCCCAACACTATCGGTGAATATGTTAGCCATATCAATTTAGCCTTTCTTTATTTAATTACAACAAACGACCACAGCACTCACTATGGTCTATTACATAACGCCTTTGGATTTGCGTCCAAGTTGTCTGTCGTAACAGGCTATTCGGCTTCCCCTACGGGCAAATCTAATGGCCCAGCTAACCATCCTTCAGGCAGAGTGACTCTGTTTTTAGAGAGTTCCCACTCTGAGCCTGTCCAATGGTAGACTCGACCTGTGACGTCTGGCCCAATACGAACCAGTGCGTCACTCGTTGGAATGAATACTACTCTTTTCCCACTTGTCAAGCATCCGTTGCTTCCAAGCATCACGCAACTTGCGAGGAACAGCAGGAGCAACCGATGCTTTAACTGGTTCAGCAGCCTCATTCCAAAGTAAACTAAGTATTTCCTTAAGAATTGCTAGAAGTACCGTTCCCATTGGCTTTATCTAGTTTCTTAAGAGTCAGTCGTGAGCCAGTGTAACCTAGCGCTACTAAAGCAGCCATGACTAAACCGACAACCTTGGTCAGCCCATCGCTTTCATCCAGAATCCCAGAAGAAGCGACAGCCCCAACGACTACGGCCAACATGCTCATGTAGAATTCAGTGGATTTATATCCCGGTTTCTTAACCGTTTCGCCTACCACTGGTACAGATAGTTTAGTGTCTGGCATTACTTTCCTTTTCGTAGGTTTGTGTCAACCTCTCCCAGCTTTAGCTCCACCCTGTTAGTCTTGAACCCAAGAATAAGAGAGGGGAGAGGGATGTCTACTGCTATCCAAGGAAGCTTAAAGCTGACTCCTTCAGCAGAAACCTTAGCATCAGGGAGAACCCCCGCTGCTTTCCCTAAGCACAAGGAGGGGATGCCCCACTTGATTGTCTGGCCGAATAAGGTGACATTCGGGACAGGCTTGAGGCTTGCTCCAAAGGTCTCCGCTCCTGCAGTCGTTGCGAACAACGCTACACCTACGATAAGTAGTATCTTTTTCATCATGTTAAATCGCCTGACATTGCCAGACGGCGCTCAACGTGCGCGTGGAATTTTGTATCCCCTGCTTTATACAGTGGGTTCTTCATGTCTTGCTGCATATCAAACATCGATCCGTAGCCTCCTTCTTGAGCGGTACGGCCTCCTTGAAACAGAGTAGGTTCTCCTCCCTCTCCTGTTCCTCCTGACTGCAACCACTGAGCGAACATGCCTTTGATGGCCATCTTAGCCAGTGAGGCAGAGCCTTCTATAGCTTCATTGTAAGAGTCTATGTCCTCTTGATCTAGATTCTCAGACATCCAAGATGTCATCTGTTTGTAGTTATCCTCGCCGCCAGCTACATCCATTAGCTCACTGGTCTCAGCATCTATGAGTTGGGTCTGCCCCTTGATGTAGTTATCTACAAGGTCACGGGACAACCCCTTAGCTCCCAGAGCATCGTAGCTCTTGTCGGTCAGGCTACCATTGGCAGCGTACTCTTCATTGTACTGGGCAAAATCAGCATCCGTAAGGAGGCCTTTCTCTTCCGCTTGCCTTGAAGAGAACTTCTTTTCAAGAGCCGAATACGCCTTAGCCATATCTTCTGGACTGCTAAACTTGTCAGCAAGCCAGTCTGGTCGGGATGGTTCTTCCTGTTGTTGAACGGTCTCTTCGGATGCTTCCAGATTTTCTTCTGGTGCATCTGGGCCTGAGTCTTGGTCACTGAATTGTACTCTCTCTACCATGATGTTTATCTACGTTGTTTTCTTTCTGCTTTATCAGCACGTTTAGCTCCTAGTTTCTCTCTACGCTTCTGACCCTTACTACCCTGTGTCAGAAAGTTTTTCTTGGATGCTAAGCCTTCCTTCTGGGCCTGCTTGCTTGCATCTGCAGCTTTAAGTTTCTCCCTACCTGTCAGGCCGTGGGACTTCTTTCGTGAGGCCTGATCAGCTGTCTTACGGGCATCCTTCTCAGCCTTGGTCATGTCTGCGCCCCTCTTCTTCACAGATGCTGGGTCTCTTTTGACCGCCACCTTCTCCTTTCCGAACTTCGGCTTCAGTTTGCTCGAAGACGACGGCGGTAACATGGGGCCTTGAAGAGGCTTCGTAGTATCCTTTGGAAGTCTCGGATATTCCTGAGTAGTCTTTCTGTGTTTGGTTACAGTCTGTTGAGGGTTGTCCCTTCGAGCCGCCTTATGACTGGTGTGAGATGCAGAGGAACCACGTGGATCAGGCCCACTCTGCCTAGGAGGAGTAGTTTTCTTAGCTGCCTCCGCTTGATTCGCCTTCAGCTTGTTCGCTGCGTCCCTGCGGGGTTGCCTTGCTGGGCCGTACTTACTCCCTAGATTTTCTTTTGCTTGTGCAGTCTTCT